CGCCGTCTCCCCCACCGCCGCCTTCATCGCCCGTACCTGATCCGTCGATAAGTCCCAGTTCTTCGCCGTCCATACGCGCTCTCCCTGATCTAGCTCGCTACCTGTGCGGGCTCACCTGAACCGTTTTCCGCTACCTTGTCCTGAGCATCTTCAGCTTGAAGCTTCCCGAGGTCAAGCTTGATCCCACCCTTCGCCGCTAGTTGTACCTGACCCTCGGGAGGAAGATCTTTAAAATTTATTGCCTCACTCGGCGGCTTGGCTGGTTCCGGCTGCGCTTTCGCTGCATCCTTCTGCGCTTTCTGCGCGGCGTGCTCGTCGTAGTGCGCCATCACATTTGCGAAGCCGTCAGGATTCTCGTTGCGTGCGCGAATCCCTTCAGGTAACTCGGCCCAAGTCTCGATGTAGTCCATGTGCGCGGCATCATTGTCGAGCCGGAAGACTTTCACCGTCGAAACCGTCGGCGGCAGCTTCGCGATTGCCGCTTTCAGAGTTTCGGCAGCCATTTGCTGCGCTTCCGGCGGTGCAGCGGCAAGACTTGGCGGCACGGATTGCTTCATCTGCTCGATCGCGGGATTCGGCACCGGGCCCGTTTCAAGGAGCTGTAAGATTTCGCCAGCTTGATTCGCAGCAGCATCGGCGCCGGGAATAACGAGATCCGGCAAGCCGATCTTGTCTTTCGCAACCATCAAGTTCCGAACCTTCTGGAAGATTGCGCCGATGACCGGGTTCTTATCGGCCATCTGCACGAACTGCGTCCATACGGCGCGTTGTGCGACCCACGACTCGGGGAAACCTTCTTCGCTGTCAGGGAAGCACCGAACGTTCCCTTTCAAGTCGTTCGGATTGATTGAAAGGTGATCCTTCATCCCGCCGGCGCCGGGAACTTCTCCAGACATCGGAGAATTGCGGAACTCAGCGGCCGCTGCCACGGCTTGCCGCATGATCTTCGCGTATGCCGCTTTGATATTCCGCCAAGTCAGCCCAACTCGGCCGAGCGCTTGATCGCGCTGCGAATTGATCCCGCTTGCCGTGTCGTTCGAGCCAGTGTTCCCGCCAAACAGTGCCGGGAAAGCGCCGCAGAGGAACTGCGCGAACTCGCCAAAGAGTTTCTCGAGGTAGACAAGCAAGCCTTCGGCAATCTGGATTTGCTGCTCGGTGTAGAAGTTCGCTGAGAGTTCTTTGTCGGGCTTCCGCTTCAATTTCCGGTACTGGCCCGGAGCGCGCTGCATCTCGTTCAATGCTTGCGAGTCGATGCCTTCTGAATCGATCCATGTGATCGGAATCAGATGCATGAAGCTCTGATGCACGAGGTCCATGCAGTCGTTGAGCTTTTCCTGAAGCGGGATCAATGGAGTGCCATTGCCGGGGCGATGCATTCCGTCGCCTGGCCGAGCATGGATCAGCGTCCAATGATCGTTCATGCCCTCGTTGCGCGCTTCGCAGAACGTCATCCCGCACTGCGCGACCATCGCGCCTTTCGGGAAATTCTGATACAGCCATTTGCGGAGATTGTCGTCGTCTTCGGCTTTGAAGAACGATGGCCGTAGCCACGCCAAGCATTCGGTCACATTGTAAGTCATCGCGTCGTTCGTCATGTTCGACGGACGTGTGCCCATCATGATCGAAGTTCGTGCAAGCCGTTCGTATTCGCTTTCTGCCGTCGGCGATTTCAACGCTTGGATCTGATCGGCTTTTTTCGGATACTTCGACTTCATTCGCGTGATGTCGAACTCGCGCGAAAGCAGCAAATAGTCCGAAGCATCAAGATCGGCGGCCTGCATCGGAAGCTTCGTCTCGATTGCGCCGAACGCTTCGATGACTTCTTGCCCGCGTGGAATGCCTTTGCCCGGCCCCAGTTCTTCAAAATCTTCCTGGCCTTCAAGCGCCGGCAAATAGGAAAGCTCTTCATCGACGTCGCTCTCGCCTTGCTGCGCGTAGCCGAATCGCTGCCCATCGACGACGTAGCGGGTATAAACGCACGCTCGGCCATCGGTCCAGAGGAAGCGGTCGATGTCTTCCTGGATGACGATCATGTTGTTGGCGCGCTCGATCAGGCGACGCGCGCCTTCGCTGTTCGTCGCGGCGGCTACATCGGCGGGATTCGTTTGATCGTCGGCTTCAAAGCGCACTGTCGGAAGCCCAGCCGAAAGCGCGGCATTGATCGTGTCGGCGAAAGCGAGGTAGACGTTCGTCTCGTCGTTGTGATCGTCGTAGGACTGCCCGCCCATGAGCACCATGTGCGGAAGAACCCATGCGCCATTGCGCGCCGGCAAAAGATACTGATTGCCGCGGTAGAAATAGCGCGCTTTCCAAGCATCGCGGACTTCGAGCCGGCGGGATGTCAGATCACGCTGCGAAGCTTTATTCGCGAGTCCTTTGAGGCAATTTTCCTTTTCTTCGACAGTGCCGAAGTCGTCGTCTACGAGTTCAACGCGGTCGTTGGTCGCATCGATTGGGCACAATTCACCGGGAAGGAATTCCTCTTCTTCCTGCTCGGAAGTCTCCTGCTGTTCTTCCTCGAGGGTTTCGACTTCGTCAGCCATTTAATGTCCGCGCGCTTTCGCATAGGCGAGAGCCATGTTCGCCTGTCGTTTCGTCTTCGTCGATGCACTTTCAGAAATATGATGTGCGTACGCTGTCGCCGAACTGTAGCCAGCGCGGTGCGCTTTACGTGTGAGCGCGCCTTTTGTACCGGCGTGTTTTTCGCGCCTTGATTCGGCTTGCATCCAATGTCTAGCTGCCATGTTTCGCCCTCCGGTATGAGTGCGCGAGTCCGCGCTTTTCCGGTATGTCGTGCCCTTCTTTGCGCAAATAGGAAAGCTGTATCGCCTTCGCTTGCTTCTTGCTCTTGACGATTGGACCGCCGCGACCGCTGTGCAGTGTGCCGGAGTGGAAATCCGGCATGATCTCCCAGGACGGCATGAAATTCTAAGTTCGGCCGCCGAGTGCAATCGATGCGTTCGCCGTCATGACGGCTTCACGTAGTAATCGGATTGCGGCGGTTTGATCCGCACTTCTTGGAGTGTTTTCGATCACTACGGCTGCAAAGACTTTCGCCGCCGCACGGATCGCTTCGTACTTCGGAAGCTGCTCGTCGGTCGGCGAGTGATACTTGAAAATGTGGTCCAGATCAAACGCGGCTGCCTGCATTCCCGTTGGTGTCGCCATTCCCTGATCCTCCCTGATTGAATTTACTTGACCCACCTATGAGACTTCTGGCCTGGCTCGTAAAAGTCTGAGCAGTACTGATCGACCGGTGCCGGGATTACTTCCGAGCCGTTCCACTTGATGAAGTACTCGTTCGTGCAAGTCTTCTTGTCTTCGCCGAGGAACTGGCAATTCGCGCACATCGATCCGCCGCGGGGCACGCGCATACCAGCCCGGTGCCCTGGCGGGTATTCCGCTTTGCGCATCAGTCGATGCCGTGATCGGGCATGAAACCTTCACCGGCGCGAGTGTGGTGGGAACTGCGCTCGATCCCGCTGCGGTGCCCGGCTTCATGCAAGGTGTCTTCTTCCTGCATCCCGGTATGGGCTTCCTGCAATTCGTTCGTGTCGCTTGCGCCGCCAAGATGTGCGGCGGCAGCGTGGGCTTCAGCGGGCGAGCTGTGCGTCGAGCGATGCACGTGGCCATCTTCGTGATGCGAAGTGATCTTGTGCTCGCCGCCATCGTGATCGTGCTCGATTGTGAGCTTGTGGGCTGGGCCATGCTCCATCGCGACTTGCTTGATTTCATCCATCCCGCTTGCTTCGTGCTCGCCGCCAGATTCGCCGCCCGTTGGTTTCGGCTTCGCGGGCTTGTGGCCCTTTGATTCGTCATAGCGTTCGATTGTCTGGATGTTGCCGTGCATCTTTCCGTCGTGACTCGATGCGCCTCTCATGCTGGCCTCTCTTTCCCTTCAACTACCAGATTCCCCTTGTCGATAGCTTCTTCTTGCTCGGCTGCAGATAGTGAATTCCACTTTTCTCTAATTTCAGAAAAAGCGGGCTTCGCCGGAATGCTTGCGGGAACTTTCGCTATCGGCGGCTTCTTAGGCTCTGTGGCCCGATCGGAGCGCTCGACGAATTCCCGCCCAGCTTCGTTCTTGTAGCCCATTACGACGAGTTCGAGCCGTTCGACTTTGCCCTCGAAGAATTCAAGGCGATGCCGTTCGCGGTCGAGGTCTTTATGCGCGCGCGCTGCCGTGGCTTCAAGAAGCTTGATGTATTTGTCGAGATAAGGGTCGCGCTTCACCTGTGCCGCCAGTTCCCGCGCGGCGGGATCGGGATCACGATGTCATCAACTTGCGGCTTCGATGTGAGCCGCAAGTACTCCATGTATTTCGCGGTCGGATCTTTGATCGCCTTGATCCGTTCCTGATTCGCCACGTCGCGGGGTATCGGCGCCGTCGTCGCGTAGGACATGAGTCCGTACCTGGCACTCTCGCATACGTCGAGGAAAAGTTCATCGCCTTCTTTTTCGGCGTCTTCGATGTCCTTTTCCGACCGCATGAGCTTCGGGATCGAATCGATCACGTCGCGGCATGAGGCTAGCACCGCCACGCCTTCCGTGTCGAGCAGCGTGTGCATGAGCCGCCAGCCATCGACCCGGCGATTGTTCGCTCGTTGCGGCCTCGGCAAATCGTAGCGCGCAAAGACATCGCCCATCTTGTCGGCAATCGAGTGCAACGCATCCGACCCCGAGCCCGAAGCTTTGAACCTGTCAGGGGAAAGATAGATATTCGAAATCTTGTCGAAAACATCGAAAGTGTTGTTCGCCTTGACGATTTCTTCAGAGAGCAACTCTTCATTGAGCCGCCGGAAGACTCGTTCGCGGTAGCAGAGAATGATGGTGCGCTTCTTGTCCTGGCCCTTCTCATCGGGCCGCCAGTCGGGAATCTGAACAATCGTCCACCACAGCACAACGCAAGCGTGCTCGAAGCCCCAATCGATCGAGATCCATCGCGGCTGCCAATCGAGATACGTGACATCGTCGAGCCCGAGGTCAGAATCCTTGCCGCCGATGGTGTGCAGTCGCGCGTCCCAGTTCTGGAAATACTGCCCGGCGAGGATGTCCCACGAACCCGGAATCCACGCGGCGCGCAGCACTGGGTCTGAGATCGAGTTCAGCTTCGCGATGTAGTCTTTATCGTTCGCGTACGTTGGATTGTCTTCGTACGTCGAATGGATCGGCTCGTAGTCGCGCGGATCATAGTCGGCGATGTCGAAGCCCGCTGGCGGCTTCTTCGTGATCCAGAGCGCTTTCACCCATCCCGAGCCTTTGCCGTTCGGGTTCGTGCCGCCAGCCATCCGCGGCTTCGTTTTGTACTCAACGCCGTCAAGCCAGTAGGTTTTAATCGGGCAGCGGTTCGAGCCCTTCATAAAATCCCATTGCTTGTAGGTGAACTGCGTCAGTTCTTCCCAGCCGATGAAAAGGAATTCGGCGCCTTGATACTGGAGCAAATCCTTTTCGGTGCGGATGTGACCGAAGAAAAGCTTCGAGCCGTTGTGAAACGTGACGATGTGTTTCGACTGATTGAAACTGCGATAAAGATTCCTCGGAACGTATTTCGAGAAGTGATCCTCGATGCCGCCCTTCTCGACCGCCGTCAGAGTCCTGCGCAGCAGCAAGCAGTTGCAGCCAGCGACAAGGAGGCACTCTGAAATCGCTTCCCAAAGAAGCGCCATGCTTTTGCCGCCGCCGCGCCCGCCTTCCATGAGCGGATAAGTTGCGGTTGATTCATGGAACTGAACCTGCACCGGGCGAGGGGTGTAGAAATCTCCGACGCAGACATCGCCCGGCGCGTTAGGCACGTTCTCTCTTGCGCGGGATCGCCGAGATGTCGATGTGCACCGGCGGCGCGTCTTCCGAGCCTATGATCGGCATCGCTGGCTTGCCGAAGAGATAGTGATTCGCCATCTCGAAAGTGCGGTAGCGCGTCCCAGGCACTTCATTTTTCAGATGGAATTCCCAAAGTTTTTTCAGACGCTCTTCGGGGAAAAGCTCGTTCAGCAAGTCCTTGATCGATTGCGTGATCTTATTGGGCGTGCCCTTTTTGCGGCCGCCTGTTTTGGGAAGCCCTTTCGGTTTGGGCACCTGAACACCTGGCGCGGGAATCTAAAGTACGTATTCGCCGCTTTTCTACCTGACGCGCCGATTCTGTCACGCCGCGAGCGCCGAGCGCAAGATCGGTGTGAATCAGAGGTGCTGCGAATCGGATGCCCTCCTGAGATTGAGTTGCCGCGCGATCTCTTCATCGTGGACCGCGTTCTTCCGGCTAAGTTCGCGAATTCTCGCTTCAACCGGCGCGGAAGTCAGCGCGATCGAGAGTTCTAATTCTTTTTGCGCTCTGGTATCAAGCTCCTTGTCCACGAAAGTCCCGATGTAGTTCTCAATGAATTCATAGTCCGGGAAAAATCCCAAGTAGCGGTGACTCGGATGCAAGTGATAGTAAAACTCCAAGCAGGACTTGAAGACGACGGCAAACCTCGCTCGTGGCGTGTCTGCCGTGAGATAACTCCCGTTCATAGCGCCCCCGGGTCATAAAGTTTGCCTCCGATTCAAAAGAAATTCGTTCCACCGTCGCCAAAGCCAGCGAGCGCGAGCGAGAGAAATAGTCGCAAGAGGCGAGATGGTGGGTGTAGTGCATCCGCGCGGTTTTTTCGGCGTCCGCGGCGGTTTGTCCCTTCTTAGACCAAAAGGTGTGCGTCACCTTGATCTCGCCGTCTACTGGATCTACGACGATTTTGTGAGCCATTTTTTCACCGTGTCACGGCGCAAGTCCTGTAAGCCCGGTGGAAATAGCGAGACCATGCGAAGTCGCAGCGTCCCACACGATTACCTGTGTGGTGCAAGTGCTTGCCACGCTCCCTATGACGACCGCCCCGAGGATGTTCGCCGGATAGACGAAAGTATGGAGCCCGCTGCTATCCTGGCAAATTTTTAATGTGTAGATTCCGCCATCGCTGGCGTTAACGAAAGTGCTGGAGGTGACGTTGCCGGTAAGGGTTATTTTCAGTTGCGTCCCTTGCGAGGCATCAAAGATGGGAGTCGCAGAAAAAGGGACCGACGCCGTTTTGACATAGTTCCGCCCGGTTGTCCCGTTGTACTGCGCGTGTGTCGGCAAAAGCGACAACCCGCAGAGCAGCCCAAATAAAAAAAAGCCTAGTTTCCTCATTGGCATTTCCCCTGGATGATGTAGGTAGAGGCGGCAACAGGCGTCGCATTCCAAGTATAGGTAACTGCTGTTGCGCTAGGGCCTGTTGTCGTCGTCAAGTCTGCTATCGCGCCGGTGCCGCCAATCTGAATCGCGGAGCATCCCGATGGTGCTACAAGGTATGCTGTCGGAAATGTGACCGCAAGCGTTGGATTGGCCGCCTGTCCCGTACCCGAACTAGTCACGGTGAACGTGAAAACATGCGAATCGCCAGACGGAGCTGAAATTGCGGCTGTAGTGCCCCACCCGGCGCTTTGGGCGACGTTCCCGGTAATCAGGGTAGTGCCTGTGATCGAGCATGTCCCGTATACGTTGAGCGGGCTGTTCGCCACACCGCCCTGCGTAAAAGTGTTGGAGCAGGCGTCGAAGAAGTTGAAGGTCGGGGTCCCCGTCTTGAAGAACATCGCCATGTGAGCGCCGCTGGCCGTCAGCTGGCTGGCGTAAGAATTAATGGTGCAAGAGGTCACAGACGACGGGCAGAAGAACAGGAAATCGCCGACGCCAGAAGTGTTCGTCTCGTTGACGTTGCTTCCGCTCAGCGTCACGGTGTTGTTTATCGCGTTCATCCAGACCGTGAAGTTGTTATTCCCGTTGGCTGGACCTTGGATATCGTCGCCGAAAGAGTTGAGGGTGGCGCTGCTTCCTACAAGTTCGAGCGCGGCGGAACTAGTCGAACTCTGATTCACGCCCCAGTAGAAGCCGCCAGTGGAATTGACCAAACCGGAAGCAACCATAGATGCCGCTCCGGTGCTGCTTCCGCTTGAACCGAAACAGTCGAGGGCGGTGATGTCCATGATGGCGCCGGGAACCCCTACGCTGCAATTTGTATTCCCGAAAGCCTCTGACACAATGTTGCTCGCATAGAGTACAGCGCAACCGGAACCTATATTGAACCCTTTGGAGGTAACAGAGGAAGTCTCCCAAGCGCTGAACGACATATTCCAAGCTGCCGTTGCTGTGCATGGCCCCGCAACTCCAGCGAACTCAATGAGATCGTTTGCGTGCGTAGTTCCGTTATCGGCTTGGCCAAACCCCCATACTCCCCAATCATGCGCGAACCAGTTAGGGGGTCCCGCGATGCAGGCTGTCCCGCTATGCCCTCCAGTGCAGTTTGCGAAATTAACGGTTGGGAGAGGTACGAGAACACTAGTTCCGCTACCCTGTCCGGCGACCTGCGCTCCCTGCTGAGTAATGTCTGCGATACCTACAGTAGCGCTGAGTGAGCCAGCGCAAGGACTTCCCGGCGGAACCGTCACATTCAGCAACCCTCCAGAAGGTACGGTGAAAAATGCCATCCCAGAAGGGAACATCAACGTCTTGCAAGAGGTTGCCGTCCATGCAGCAGCGGCGGCGGCGTTTATAGCAGCAGAATCATCTTGCGTTCCCCACAGAAGGGCGCAGTTAGGAGACACGCCGCCCGTACAGCCACCCGTCGCATTGTCCACCGCACACGCCGGATAGGTCGTACCTACTGCGATGCTGTTGGCATTGTTGATTGTACAGATGAAACCTTGCGGAAGAATCACGCTACCACAACTCGCTCCGTTGCAGCCGATGGTCATGCTGGCTGGAAAGGTTGTGCCAAAGACGATTTTCCCGAGGTCGGCACTTGTGAAATTGCAATCGGAATTTGGACAGGTCACTGTGTTACTGGTATTGGTGAACGTGGCGTCCGTGACGGCTTTCACATCCCACTTAGCACCATAGCTAATAGGACTTATGACGAGCGATGGATTGAACGGAAACCACTGATTTGCTAAAGGACCGCATTGGTATTCCTGAAAGGGAGCAACTGAAAGAGTGACATTGGCCGTAGTTCCAGGTGTGCAAGTAGCTGGCAGCGAACTGACGCTTGTGATGCCCCCGCCTGAGCCTCCCCCTGGCCCGTAACCGCCGCTTGGATTTTGAGCAATCAGCTTCGTTGGCACGAAAAGAATCGTTACTATGATAAAATGGCTGAGAAGCACTCGTCCTTTCGAGGAGGACCAATGCCAGCACGCGTTACTAGACGCGAGATTCCTCAGCCATCCGATCCATCTTACCGTCTTATCGCTCTCTCCAAAGGGAAAGTTGCAATCGTTGACGCCGCCGATTATGAGTGGCTGATGCAATGGGCGTGGCACGCACACTCGCGAAAGAAGAAAGGCTGCCGCCAGTTTTACGCGATGCGAAAAGAAACCAACTTTTCTGGCAATGGACCGAAGCAGACGAATGTTTGGATGCATAGAGTGATCCTCGGTTGCGAAAAGAAAGAATTTGGAGATCACAAAAACGGCGATTCTCTTGACAATCGCAGAAACAATCTACGGAAATGCTCTACTGAACAGAACGCGCAAAATGCCGGACCTTGCCGCACTAATACAAGCGGATTCAAAGGAGTGCATCGCACTTGGAATAACAAGTGGGCTGCGGTAATCCGCAAATTCCCAAACAGGATTCGCGTTGGGACTTTTCATTCCGCCGAAGAGGCGGCTCGCGCTTATGACGCTGCAGCAAAACGCCTTCATGGAGAATTTGCTTTTCAAAACTTCCCTAGACCCGAATTCTCCCGATGAAGCCGACGCCGCCGGTGTTGGTCCGCATGAACAGCCGCGCAAATTTCGCCCCGGTCCAGGTCGCATCGAAATGGAAAGTGAAATTCGTTGCATCGGCGGTCGTGACGTTGCCATTTGAAACGGTCTGATACTCATTCGCCGCATCGACTGCCGCGACTTGCACGTCGCACTCAAAAGTCGGCGCCGCCTGGAAAATCCCATCGACGAAGAATCCCCACGGACTTTGCGAATTGTCGCCGATGTTGGCGAGCGCGAATGCCTGGCCCGCCGTGCCACTCGCGGGAGTTTCAAACGCCCGCGAAACGATTTTCCCGCCGCCGCCAGTGTCGACTGCCTGATGCAAGATCACGTCGTCGAGCGGAAGAAGCGTCAGCGTGGTCGCCGAGGGCACCGCTTGAATCAGATAGTTCCCGCCGAAACGCGTCCCGCCTACGGTGACGATTGGGAGCGCAACACCAGTGTCAAAGATCGTCGCCATTTCTCCAGCGGCAAAATTGTGGTTGCCGGTCGTCGTCGCCGTGACTGTGCCGTTGGCGTTCCGTGTGAGCCCGTTCGGTGAAGCTGAAAGCGTAGCCGGAGTGAGTGCTCCGAAAGAGTACCCGACATCGCCGCGGACAAGTCCGCGCATCGGATTTGTAGGTGATTGCACCGCCCAAGTTGGCATTTGCGTTCCTCGATTCAGAAATGCGAGGGCACGGAGGAAGGTATCCGTGCCCTTACGGGTTTGTTTGGCAGGTTCTACGGAAGGGAGTTACTAAACAGTTGTCTCGATAGTGTACATCACCGAAATGTGCATGGTGCCGGTGCCAGCCGTGAAGTTAGCCGTCGCTTTCGAAATCGCAAGAGCGGCGTTGTCTTCTGTTGGCGGGTTCGCAGCCGTGTCCGTATTGCCGACGCCGACGGCAGCCGCATAGAGCGGAATCACCTGCTTGCGCGTGTTCGGCGAAACCGTCACGAGGAAAATGTTGTTGTTCGCTAGGGCGACGGTCATCGTGCCAGCGCCGATACTGACTGCGCCGCCGCCGCCGTCGAGATATGCGGCCGATCCTCCGATCAGTCGCATGATCACCATCCACGGACAAATCCAGAACCCGACGCCTGGCGCGGGCACAAGTGTCACAGCGGTGGCAAACAGTGCAAGAATCTGCGCCGAGCTGAGCGTTACATCGACGTACTGCAAACCGAAGCAGCCTTGCAGCCCTTGCGCGAGTGCCGGAGTTACCGCAGGCCCTGAAGCGCCGCCGGCAAACGCGTTTCCTGTGATCGGCTGTGAACCGCCGGGGTTTGGCGGCGCTCCTAGAGGAATGTGCTTTTCGAGCCGGGTGTTTCTGAAGAACTTGTGCAGGTCCATGCTATTTTCTCCTTCGATGATTTTTGCGATCAGCTTTGTTGACGAGCTGTAAAACTTCAAAATGGCCCGAGTTCCTGACGATCCAGTCGAGTTTCACGCGCGGAAAAAGTTTCGCCGATGTGAAGCGCCGCCGACGGCCTGTGCCTTTTGCTCGAAGCTGAAGATCGGTTCCGTCGAGTTCGATCGCGCGAGTTAGCGTGATGTTTCCTAACCGGAAACCGTAAGCATCAAAAAGTGGGATCGTCGGATTGAGGGACACCAAAGGCATCAAGAGGGATCTCGGTCGACGAAACCGACAGTCCGGTATATTGCCCCCGGATGGGCCCCTGACGTTTGGGAAGTTACCTGCGAAAGCGGCAAACTGTCAACTGTTCTGTTTTGAA